GAAGAAGAAGACGAGACGAATACCAAAGTGGCGTTCCTCGTATAGGAAAATAGGAGAAAATAAACATGGCTATAACACAAGCAATTGCAAACTCTTTTAAAAAACAATTATTAGATGGTGATCAGGATTTTACTGCAGCACCTTCTGGTGATATTTTTAAAATAGCTCTTTATACTTCTTCAGCAACTCTAAACTCAGCAACAACTTCTTTGTTAACTAGCGCACCTACTAATGAGGTTCCAAATTCTGGACAATACACAGCAGGTGGTGGAAAGTTAGTTAATTTAGCAACTTCAATTACAGCTGGTGTAGCGAGAGTAGACTTTTCAGATAGATCATTTACTGGAGTCACTATTACTGCTAGAGGAGCTTTAATCTATAACACATCATTCTCAAATGCAGCGGTGGCAGTTTTAGATTTTGGAGCAGATAAAACAGCTACATCTGGAGTTTTCACAATTCAGTTTCCAGCTCAAACTTCAACAGCAGCGATTCTAAGGATCTCTGGTTAATCGTAGGGGGTAAACTCCTATGGCATCTGGAACTTGGGGTACTGGCTTTTGGGGTCAAAACCAATGGAACGATACAGCTGATCCAACTTTTACAGTTACGGGTATTGCCCTTACTGCATCTTTAGGTGACGAAACAACTGTTGGTGAAATTAATCTTGGTTGGGGTAGAGCTAACTGGGGTGATTTTGCTTGGGGTGTTGCTGGTAATGTTGTTCCAACTGGTTTACCTATTACAGGAACTTTAGCTAGTGTCGTAGCTTCTATAGATGTATCTCCAGGTCCATCCACAAATAACAATCAACTTATTACAACTGCTCTTGGTTCTGTAACTGTAGACATAGCAACTACAATTTTTCAAACAGGTTTTGCACTTACCAATAGTTTAGGAATAGCAGATGCTGGCCCTGATGCTATGGCTACAGGTAATGCAATGTCCATGGGTCTTGGAAGTGTTCAAGCATATAATCAAACAGGTTGGGGTAGACAAGAATGGAATGAAAATGCTTGGGGTGTTGAAGGTGAGTTTGCAAATGTTGATGTAACTGGTATTGCAATGACAGCTGCAGCTGGAACATTAGCGATGACTGGTAATGCTAACTTAACTCTTAATACTTTAAACGTAGCACAAGCAACTTTAGGTATTGTAGATCCAGCGCCAGATGCTGGCGTAACTGGAAATTTAATAACTGCAAATTTAGGAACTGCTTTAGGTTTAGCTGGAGCAGGTGCAAGTCCAACAGGTATTGCGATGACTGCAGGGTTAGGAACGGCTGCAGGTGTTCCTGGACAAACTATTGTACCAACAGGTTTTTCTTTAAATAATCAATTAGCTAGCGTTAGTGTTGCAATTCACATTGATATTCAGCTTACAGGTTTAAGCTTGACTATGAACCAAGGATCTGGTAGTGCTTTGATCTGGAACGAAGTTAATACAGGTTCAGCACCTTTAGACCCTCCAGGATGGCAGGAGGTGGCTGCATAATGAGTTTGACAGAAACTCATATTTTTAATAAAATAAACGTATAAGGAATTAAAAAATGGCGAATTCTACATCTGCTAACCTAAAACTTACAGTACAAGCAACCGGTGAAAACTCGGGAACTTGGGGTCAAATTACAAATACAAACTTACTTATTTTAGAACAAGCTATCGGTGGCTTTACAACTTTCAATTTAACTAACGCTAATAGATCATTAACTTTTACAAATGGTGCTTTATCAAATGGTAAAAACGATGTTATTAAACTAACAGGTACACTAGCAGCGAACAGAACTGTAAGAATTGAAAAAGTTTATAACGTACAAAATGCATGTGACCATGCAGGTTACACTTTAACTTTTAAGACATCGTCAGGTACAGGTGTGCTTTTAGCTGAAGGAAATAATTACGTATTATATTCTGATGGAACTAATGTAGTAAAACTTCATGAGCAAAGAAACTGGAGAGCAGTTTCAGCAGCTGAAACAGTTCAAGCTGGTGCTCAACTTTTAGTGAACACAAATGGTGGAGCAGTTACAATTACTCTACCTGCATCACCAAGCATAGGAGATGAGGTTTCATTTATGGACCAAGGTTATGATTTTAATACAAATGCTCTAACTGTTGGTAGAAATAGTTCAAACATAGCTAACGCAGCTTCAGACCTAGTTGTTAATACACAAGGTGCGGGCTTTAGTTTAGTTTATTCAGGAGATGCTACTACTGGTTGGACTTATAGGGAGAAATAACCTATGTCTAATTATGAAGCAACAAAATACGATTTTGATGGTGGAAACCTTACAGGTATTGAAGGAATCCCAACAGCAACTGTAGTTCCGTGGACTGATTCATCTGTGCCGGCAGGTTTCTTAGAATGTAATGGTCAAGCAGTTTCAAGATCTACATACTCTGCATTATTTGCAATCATAGGTACAACTTATGGAGCTGGTGATGGTTCATCAACTTTTCTTGTACCTGATTTACAAGATGAAGTTGTAATAGGAAAATCTAACAACAAAGCCTTAGCTTCAACTGGTGGAGCAAACACAGTAACTGCAACTGGAAATATTGGTGGTTCCACAGCTAATGCAACTTTATCAACAGCACAACTTGCTTCACATTCACACCCTGGCGGTTATAGCTCCGGGAATACAAGGCTAGACTCAGGTAACCCATTTCCTAATCAACCACTTGGTAATCCTGGAAGCACAGGTAGTACAGGTTCAGGGTCGGGACACCAACACAACATGAGTGCTACTTTTTCAGGTGATGCAACTTCAGTTTTACAACCTTATTTAACTTTAATATATATTATTAAAACATAGGAAAAAAGAATGTCTAATTACGAAGCAACAAAATACGATTTTTCAGGAGCAAACCTTACAGGTATTGAAGGAATTCCTACAGCTACTATTGTTCCGTGGTCAGATTCATCTGTGCCAACGGGTTTTTTAGAATGTAATGGTGCAGCTGTTTCAAGATCTACTTATGCTGCATTATTTACAATCGTAGGTACAACTTACGGTGCAGGTGATGGTTCATCAACTTTTAACGTTCCTGATTTTCAAGATAATGTACCTGTAGGAAAATCTAACAACAAAGCGTTGGCGTCAACTGGCGGAGCAAATACTGTAGCTTCAACTGGTAACGTTGGTGGTTCTACTGCGAATGCAACTTTATCAACAGCACAACTTGCTTCTCACTCACACGCTAGCGTTATAAAACCCGGGGGCTCATTAGTAGGATTACCTAATGGTAATTTTACAGCAGGCGCTGGAAGCACAGGTAGTACAGGTTCAGGGACGGGACACCAACACAATATGAGTGCAACTTTTTCAGGTGATGCAACTTCAGTATTGCAACCTTATTTAACTGTGATATATATTATTAAGACTTAGGAGAAAAATTATGGCAACTAACGCACAATGGACAGTAGTATTTGAAGATAAACTTGTTATTAAACAAAGTGGAGATGCCGCTGGAACTGGATACACAATTAATGATAATGATTTTTGGGGATTATCTAAATGGTCAAATATTTGGGCCATTCAATATGGAACTTCTAATCCAAGTGATACTGTGGAATACAGAGATGAAACTCCACACTCTACTTGGGAAGCTGCTAATTTAGGTGATTTTTCAGACTTTACTACTAAATGGGATTCCGCTCACTTAACTCAATTACAATCTAATTGGGACAACGATAATGTCGAAGGTGAAAGTGAATCTGATAAAATTGCTAGATTAGGTTCAAGACCTACTTCTTACTCATCGTAACAACATCCAAGAAGTAAGAATATATTTTTCACCTGATAAAGGCGGATTACCTCTATGCACGTATGGAAAACCTGCAGGCCAAATAACTATTCTACCTTTTTTAGGTTTTACTCTTTTAGAGAAATGTAAAAATTCTGTTTCACCACCTTCTTCAACATCATTTAAATATATAGAAAATACAAAAGCACGAGGTTCTAGATCGAATCCTTTACCATGTTCAAGGTGCCAAACATGATAGCCTTCTGTAGGTAAAGTTTTTTGTATTTTTAAATCTGTAAAATAAAAAGGAACTCCGTAAGCATCATTTGCTCCAGTGTTTTGAACATAATGATTCCATGCTAAATCAAAATTAACCATCATGGGTTTTAAAGATTCCCACCAAATATTTAAATTTTTAGGCACTGCAAAAAATTGTTGATCTTGTTTTTGTAAAATAGACGCTGATTCTCCACCTATCCTATTTATTGTATTATTAAATTTATTTTGTTCTTCATATAGTTTAATAGCTTTGTTACATTCTTGTTCAGTAATGTAGTTATCATATACACCAATAAAGTTAGTGATATTTACCGTTTTTTCCATTATAATCTGTCTTTCATATTTTAAATAAGTGTTATATAAGCTACTATATGCTACAAAAATTAAATTTCAAGCCAGGTTTTAACAAACAAGACACAGAATCAGGGGCCGAAGGCCAATGGACAGATGGTGATTTTGTTAGATTTAGATATGGATTACCTGAAAAAATAGGTGGTTGGTTACAATTAACAGCTGGGGGTAAATCTTTACCCGGGGCTGGCAGAGCACAAGTAGCTTTCTCTAGTTTTGCAGGTGAAAAATATTCAGCTATTGGAACATCCCAAGGTTTATTTTTATATTATGGCAATGACTTTTATGACATTACACCTTTAGATACAGCTATTACTGGAGGCACGTTAACAACTGTTAATGGATCTAGCACTATAACTATTAATAAAGGATCACATGGATTATTAGTTGGAAGATATGTAACCTTATCTGGCGTAACTGTAACAGGAGCTAGTGGTTATACAGCTGCAGACTTACAAAAAGTATACGAAATTTTAACTGTGCCTGACGTAGACAAGTTTACTGTTCAAGCAGCAACAGTTGAGACAGGGTCTGGTATGACAGCGGCAGGTGCTGTCACTGTTAATCCTTATGTTATAGTTGGACCAACAACACAAACTACAGGTTATGGTTGGGGTACATCTACTTGGAACGTTGAAACTTGGGGCACGGAACGATCAACAAGTTCTGTGGTACTGGATCCAGGAAACTGGAGTCTAGATAACTTTGGTCAAGTATTAGTTGCAACTATATTTAATGGTAAAACTTTTACATGGAATGCAGGCGCAACAAACGCC